CTTAATTAAGATAATTAAATTATAACAATTAATATAATTATAAAAATTACAAATTTATAATTTAATTATTTTTATTTAATTTAATTTATTTAATTAAATAAAAATTTAATTTAATTAATTTAATTTAATTAATTTAATTTAATTAATTTAATTTAATTTAATTTTAAAAAATTTTTTTCTTTAGGAATATTATAAAAAAATGGCTGGTGGTTTAATGCAATTAGTCGCCTATGGCGCTCAAGATGTATATTTAACAGGTAATCCCCAAATTACTTTCTGGAAGGTCACATACAGACGTCACACTAATTTCGCGATGGAGTCCATTGAACAAACATTTAACGGACAAGCGGATTTCGGTCGCCGTGTTACTTGCACCATTTCAAGAAACGGTGATTTGGCCTATCGCACATATTTACAGTTAACTCTTCCTGAAATTGGTCAATCATTATCTGAACCAGTTGGTAATGTATATGCAAGATGGTTAGATTTCCCAGGCGAGCAGCTAATTTCGCAAGTTGAAGTTGAAATTGGTGGTCAGCGTATTGACCGTCAATATGGTGACTGGATGCACATTTGGAATCAGCTCACATTATCTAAGGAACAAGAGCGTGGTTACTACAAGATGATTGGTAATACTACTCAATTAACATATGTGTGCGACCCTACATTCGCGGAAGTAGATGGTCCTTGTTCGGCTAATGGTGTGCGCCAAGTTTGCGCTCCACGCAAAGCGCTACCAGAAACCACTTTATACATTCCACTACAGTTCTGGTATTGCCGCAATCCTGGTTTAGCTCTACCTTTAATTGCGCTACAATATCACGAAGTTAAAATCAACTTAGACATTCGCAATATTGAAGAGTGCTTATGGGCTGTCAGTAGTTTAGACGGTCAAGGCACCAAGGTTAACAATGCTTACAAACAATCATTAGCCGCTGCTTCGCTATTTGTTGATTACATTTTCTTAGATACAGATGAGCGCAGACGTATGGCGCAAAACCCACACGAATATTTAATTGAACAGTTACAGTTCACTGGTGATGAGTCGGTTGGTTCATCGTCAAATAAAATTAAATTAAATTTAAATCATCCATGCAAAGAACTAATTTGGGTTGTTCAGCCAGATGCCAATGTTGACTATTGTGCGTCGTTAGTTAAAGGTTCAGCGCTTAATACTTTATTAGGAGCTCAGCCATTCAATTACACTGATGCGTTAGATGCGCTACCAAATGCGGTTCACGCGTTTGGTTCAAAGACAACCATTGGTGGTGGAACCGGCGAATTTATTAATTCAAGTGGTGCTTTTGAAGACATGTGGGCAAATCAGATTAGACCAGCGCAAATTAGTGGAACACCTGTAACTGTTTCAAATGCCGTAGGTGGTGGAGTAACTGTTCTTGGATCAAATAATACAGGCGGTTTAATTGCTGGTGCTCTTGGAGGCACGGCTGCTAATGGACCCCTAGGAGAAAATAATGTTGAAGACTCGGGTGTATCTGATGCCGGCACCTTTGTTTTAGCCGAAACCGCGTTAGACATGCATTGCTGGGGTGAAAATCCAGTTGTAGTTGCTAAATTACAACTTAACGGTCAAGACCGCTTTTCGGAGCGTGAAGGCACATATTTTGACCTTGTCCAGCCATTCCAGCACCACACTCGTGCCCCAGACACAGGCATTAATGTGTATTCGTTTGCTCTAAGACCTGAAGAACACCAGCCATCTGGCACCTGCAATTTCTCGCGCATTGATAATGCTACCCTCCAATTAGTATTATCGAACGCGACAGTTCAGGGTGTAGCTACTGCCAAAGTTCGCGTATATGCGGTTAACTACAATGTTCTTCGTATTATGTCGGGTATGGGTGGTTTAGCATATTCTAATTAAACAAAAATTTATAGCATATAAATTATATGCTATAGTTTATAAACTATATGCTATGGTTTTTTAATCAAATAATATTATTAGTTTTTTAATCAAATAATATTATTATAGTATAATAGTTATAATGCAAATAATTAGTGTTAAAAATAGTTTTTATTTTACATATGTATTTTTGATTACTACAGGAGTAATTACGTTTATTGAAGCATTAAGAAACCCCATTCCACAAATCCGTCATATTATGAACTTAGAAACTTGTATATCAATTATTGCTGGTTATTTTTATGGAGTATTTATAGAACTATTAAATAAATCAGAAGAAAAAAGTGTATTAACACAAGAAACACAAATAACACAAAAAACACAGCTAACACACAAAACACAAATAACAAATGAAATAAAAAAAACAGAAGAAAAAGAAAATGAACCAGCAAATACTCCAGAACATGAACTTAAGTTACCAATAGAAAAAATAAATGACATGCGCTATTCAGATTGGATAATTAGCACACCACTTATGTTATTAGTATTATCACTTGTTTTGAGTTATGAAAATAAAGTAGATGTCCATTTTTTACCATTTTTAGCAGTATTAGTTTTCAATTTTTTAATGTTAGGTTTTGGATATATTGGAGAAATAAACTTATTAAATAGAACATTAGCTAACTTTATAGGTTTTATATTCTTCTTTTTAACCTATGGAACAATTTGGAAACAATTTATGACTGGTTCTAAAGTAACAAAGCAATCCAAAATAATATTTTGGTTATATTTAGGACTATGGTCATTATATGGAGTATTTTATCAAACAAATGAAACAATAAAAATGGTTGGATACAATATATTAGATTTATTAGCAAAAGCATTTATTGGACTATTCTTTTGGTTATATTTAACAAAAATTATTAGATTTTAATAATCCCTTATATTTTATTATGAATTATATCAGAATAATACAACGTGTAATAGGGATTATATTTATTAAATGTTTTTAGTTTTAGAGTTTTTTTCGTATAAAGTTTTGCCTTACTTTTTAAGTTATTTAATGTATATTTTATATTAAAAACCTTACCTTGTTTCCAAAAACTATCATAATTTTGAATCCATAATCCATTATCATAAGTATTTTCTAACATAACATCAGGTAAATAAAACGCATCTGATTTAATTCCATGATAACCTCTAATAAATTTTTTTCTAGAACTTTTATATAAATATGTTATTGTATAATGAGATACACTAATATTAGTATGGTTACCTCCAGTTAAGCGACTTGTTGTTTTTGCTAAACTTAGCACCTTACTAATCAAATTTTGTTCTATAGTTTTATTATAGCTATAACTTTTTGTAAACCATTCTCCTAAACATTCACGTTGAACCATATTTATATCATATACAGTAACAAACATACCATGTGGTAGTCTAAAGTTTTCTGGGTTTTGAGGCTTTTTTATTAAAAAACTTAAATAACCAACACCACGCAAATTTGGGCTACGTGTTCTTCCAATCCACTGTAAATTATAATCTTTTGGTAAATAGTCATACATTAATTTAAAACTCTTAACGTCATCGATTACATCAATACACTTTAAATGACTAGGAAAATATTTATGCATTAATGCATGTGCTGCGCAATTTTCAAGCTTAATAGCTTCTTGCATGGGTAAAAAATGTGAATAATCTGCTGATACTATTAGAAGACAATTGTCTAAATTTGTTAAGTGCGCACTATCAACATTTTTCAATAAATTAATGCCTACAAAATTTTTATTACCATAATTCCAATAATTTTTACATACATAATCTAATGTTTTCATAATAACATAATATTCATGATAATATTTTTCAGTTTCTGAAATAATTACATTTTCAGAACTATTTGCTGGATAATATATAATAACAATAGTAGTAAAATAATTAGTTGGACAAAATCTTAAAGTATGACTTAGTAGATCACCACTATATTTAGTGCCTGCATGTGGTAAAACATAACCTTTTATATTATTGGAAAAAGGATCTCTTAATAAATGGTGTATTATAATATCATTTTTATTAAACCATTCCATATTTTATTATTTATATATTCAATATATTATGAAATAAATTTTTGATTATATTAAAATGAATTTTTGGCTTCTATAAATCACTTTTATTATATTTTATTTTATTATATAAAATGAAAATTATCTTTATTGATATTCGTAAAAGTGATGAAGTATATTCTAGACATTTGGACCAATCACAAGAATATAGTTATTATAACATCCCTATGAATATGATAAGATTTAATGCACAAACTATTATTAACCATTTAGAATATGTTGATATAATATATATTGTATGTGAATCATCAAGTAGGTCTCAATTTATTAAAAATAAATATTTTAGTAACTATGAAAGAATCAAAGTTAATAAAAATATGCAGTTTTCTAATTTAAAATACGGGTTAAATGATGTTTCTTTGGATAAAAATATTAATATGAAAATAAATGTTATTGGATCTAATTCATTTAATTTTTATAATGTTATGAGAATTACTCAGACCATTATGGGAATAATAATGTTATTTGTTGGATTATATATTTATATAATATTAATGCGAGAAAAAATATTAAAGAAAATTATTGTGCCATTAATTATTTTAGGAGCATTTGGTTTCATGGTTCTTTTTAATGGATTAACATCTACATGTTCTTTATCCATAGTACTTGAAGATTATTTAAATTAATTATAACAACAAACTTATATAGCATACAAAAACATATACAAAAACATATACAAAAACATATAAAAAAAATTGATTTAAAAATAATTATATAAATTATATTAAAACACTACTATTATGACATCATTTATTCAAGAAGTTGTCGCTATTATTGACCGATCGGGTTCTATGTGTGGCAAAGAAGCAGATACTGTTGGTGGTATTAATTCAACATTAGATATTATTAGACAAGATCTAAAGCCTGGTGAGCGTGTAAATGTGTCGATTAAGTTATTTGACCATGAAGAACATATGTTAATCAGGTCATTAAATATTGAAGATGTGCGACCTCTTGAATTAACACAATTTGTTCCTCGCGGTCAAACTGCATTATATGACGCAATTGGTTCAAGTCTCACATATTTTATGGAAAAGAAACTTCATAATCCAAACAGTTATACTAAGTGTTTGATTT